AAAGCGAAATAAAGAACTTACACACTGACAGCTACACATTGACATTCTACGGTGACGTTAGAAGCCTTAAGGATAGATTTTCAGAGGACAAGTTAAGCCAGTTGGATTACTCTGCTTACACACATCCATATACAGGCGCTGAGGTGTTAGATAGAGTTACTGATATTGGTATGACTTATGATGTTCGTTATCCGTTAATTTCATCTAAGCGAGTATGGCAATATGATGAACCTACTACACCACTAGACAACATCGACACTATTGATGGGCGTATTTTCTACGATGAGTTGTTTCCAGCAATAAAGGTTGCACGAGTATTTGACGTATTAGAGGCTACTTATGGAGTTACCTTTTCGGGTAGCTGGTTACAGACTCAAAGGTTTCAGCAGTTGTTTATGTTGTGTAAAAACGCAAACAGTTTTACCAACTTAACTCCTACTCAACGTGTAGACATAACTGCCCAATCTAATCCATCTAGTTTTGATAATATTTATTCTGTAGCAAACGACAATGCTATCTATACCTATCAAGATACCGAGATAGGCGATGGAGAACATTTTATGTACATGGATATTCAGTCATTGTCTCAACCTTGCACATATTACATAGACGCATACAGAAACGGAGTATTAGCAGGTACTTTTACAGGCACAACTACACAAACAATTTATTGGGGTAATGTTTTAAACGTTCAAGGTGTAAACGAAACGTTTTATTTTGAAGTTAGAGCAGATACTACTGTTACTATAGGCATACAGCTACGTTCAACTTTCTCTTATACAGTAGTAGACCCATTAACAGGTGCGCAGTCTACAATGACATCTTTACAACTTGCAACCTGTGCAGATGCTGTTCTAGTTGGAGACTTAAATATTGCTCAGAATATGCCTGATATTAAAGTGTCAGATTTCTTCTCAGGTATATTAAAAGAGTTTAATTTGACTTGTTATCCTATTTCTACTACTGAGTTTTATCTTGAGCCATTAGAGGATTGGTATGCTAGGGGTGCTGATTACGATATTACACAGTTTGTTACTACTGACTCAATTGACATAGCAAGAATCCCTCTATACAAAAAAATAAACTTCTCATATCAAAAATCTGAGAGTTTTATGAATAAGGAATTTTTTGGGTTTTTTAATAGAAGCTACGGAGACTTAGAAAGCGCATTTGATTTTGACGGTAGCGAATACAGTGTACAAGTTCCCTTTGAGAATCTGTTATTTAATAAATTTAGTGGTACAGAAATTCAGGTCGGTTATTCGTTAAAAGATTCGCCAAGTTTTGAGCCATATGTTCCTAAGCCAGTTCTTATGTATTATAATGGAATGGTTGACATAGCAGCTAACGACTTTAAGTTTGATGACGGGTCGATAATTTATAACATAGGTAACTATGCTTTGTTTGGTCAAGATTTAATAGAAAATGGTATTAATTACTCTTTGAATTGGGGTATAGAAGTTTCGTCTTTTTATCAAACAATAAATTCAAACGGATTATATCAAACATACTATTCAAACATACTGACAAATTTATACGACAGAAAAAACAGACTTACAACAGTAAAATGTATTCTGCCTATTTCGATTCTTACACAACTCAAACTAAACGACAAGTTAATTATCCGTGATAAGCGTTATATCATTAACGAAATGAAAACAGAGCTGACAAGTGGTGAGGTGACGTTTACGCTTATTTACGATTTAAGACCTATCAGAAGACGAAGAAAAATAAGACCGTCTATAGGAGATACTCAAGTAACGGTAGGTACAAACATGAAGAATCTAAGCGTACAAGGTGACGTTGATATTTCAGGCACAGACATTATTTCAGCAACGCCTGACACATTCACAGAAGATACGTTAATAGTTTTTGAATTACCACCTTTTGGAGATGAAGTAGTTGAAATAGTTTCTGAGGAATTAGACTATATTGTTTCAGAGGATGGACAAAATATTTTAATAAATGAGGAAGGTGATTTAGAGCTTTTTACTGCAACAATAAACTACACCATGCAAGACGGTACAATAGAAACAGAATACATAGATATAACTAGGTCATGATAACAGATATTTTAAATATGCTACGGATTGATGACTTCTACGGAAAGTCGGACAACATAGAGATAGCTAAAGGAAAGTACAAGCTACCTACAACGGTAAAAGATGTATTTAAACAAGCGAAGAGAGAATTAAAATATAAAAAGACAGGGTTTTAATGGAAAAGCACACGATAAACATAGACGTAAACACTCAGAAAGCTAACTTAGATGTCGACAAGTTAGACAAGAACTTAACTGAGTTAGACAAGACCGTAGAGAACCTAGCGGATACTATGGACATGGACTTAGGTGCTGCCATATCCGAAATAGAAGACAAGCTAACCCAACTCGCAGTACAAGGCAAACAAAACACGGAAGAGTTTAAGAGCCTAGCTAAAGAAGCTGGTAGGTTAAAAGGTGTTATTGCTGAGGTAGATGCACAAGTAGAGTTCTTTGCAGCTACTAATGCAGATGTAGGTCAGAAAATCGGACTCTTAGAAGACCAAATGTACCGTATGGCTATAGCTGGAGATACAACATCTGCTGAGTTTAGAAAGATACAAGCTGAAGCTGCTGCGTTAAAGCAATCAGTAATAGCAGTTGATATGGCTTTAGACGGCATGGCTATGACTACTTCACAAAGACTTACTGGAGCATTAGGAGGAGCTGCTGGTGGGTTTGCTGCTGCACAAGGTGCTATGTCTGCATTTGGCGGAGAAAGCGAAGCTGTGAACGAAGCTATCTTAAAAGTTCAGGCTGCAATGGCACTTACTCAAGGTATTGATGCTATTAAACAAGCTGTACCAGCTTTCACAGCTTTAAAAACTTCTGTTGTTAGCGCATTTCAAGGAATGACTGCCGCTAGTAAAGCATTTATGCTTACAGGAATTGGTCTTGTGATTACTGCTATAGCTGCTGCTGTTGCTGCATTTGATGGAATGGGTAAGTCTACAGAACAATTGATAGCTGAACAGAAGAAACTAACAAAGGCTTTTGATGACCAAAGCGCTGCAATAGATAGAAATAAGCAGCAAATGGAAGCTCGGATAGATACTGAAATTGCTTATGCAGAAGCTGTAGGAAAAAGTGAGAAAGACATTGCTAAAATAAGAGAAGAGGGTACTGAAGATTTAATTAAAGAGACGAATAAACAGATTAAAATTCAGCAGCAAAGATTAGATTTTTTATCTTCTGAAGAACATAAAAGAGCGTTAGGTGCTAGGCTAACATCACAAGAGCAATATGATGCATTATTACGAAATAACCAAAAGGAGGTTAACGAAACTAAGAATCACTTAAACAAACTAAAGGTTGAAAATAACACTCGTAGAAATGAAATAAAGCTAGAGACTATTCGCCAAAAGACGGAAGAGAACGAAGCTGTAAAAGCAAAAGAAGAAGAGGAAAGACAAGCTGCTGCTGACCGTGCTAAACAACGAGCTTCAGATGCAGCACAACAACGTAAAGACGCATTAGCACAATTAAGAGATGCTCAGAATGAATTTACCGAGCAAGAGCGTTTGTCTTATATGACAGAGCAAGAGCGTGAAGTCTATGAGGTAAATAAAAAGTACGAAGAGCTTATTAAGTTAGCTCAAAAGTACAAGCAAGATACTGCCATCTTAAAAGAGAATCAGCTTAACGAAGTAAACAACATAAACACGAAATATGCTCAGGAAGAACTAACAGCCGAAGCAGAGAAACAAGCTAGATTAACAGAACAACAAGCTGCAGCTCAACAAGAAGCATTAGACGCAGAAGAGGCATTTCAAGAACAATACAGACAAGCTACAACATCTCAAAACCAATTAGAGATAGACGCAGTAAACGAAAAGTATTTTCAGCTTATTACAGTTGCTGAACAGTACGGAATGGACACTACTGCTTTAAAAGTTAGACAAGAGGAAGAGTTAGCTGCAGTAGATAAGAAATACAAAGACGAACAAGCTGCAAGAGAAAAGGCGTTAGCTAGTCAACGTCTAGATGCTGTTAAAGGTGGTTTAGATGCGATTGGACAACTTGCTGGAGCATTTGCTGGTAAGAGTGAAAAGTCTCAACGTAGAGCGTTTAATATTCAGAAAGCTGCTGGTATTGCATCGGCTACTATTGACACTTACAAATCTGCTCAAGCTGCTTTTGCATCTGCTGGTAACCCAATATTAGGAGCTGTATTTGCTGCTATTGCTGTAGCTGCTGGTATCGCTAACATTGCTAAAATCTCTAAAACTAAATTTGAAGGTGGAGGAGGTGCTGCTGCTGGTGGAGGTGTTTCTGTTCCGTCAAGTGGTGGAGCTGGTTCTGTAACTACTCCTGAGTTTAATATAGTTGGTGGAAACACGGCTAACCAATTAGCTGGACTAGGTCAGCAACCAGTACAAGCGTACGTAGTGAGTGGTGAAGTGTCATCTGCTCAGAGCTTAGACCGTAACAGGGTACAAAACGCAACATTATAGACATTAAAAGTTAAAAGGTTATGAAGATAGTAGAAATGGTTTTGAATGAGGAGATAGACAGACAAGGCGTGTATGCTGTATCTGTTGTTAACTCCCCAGCAATTGAAGAGGATTGGGTAGCACTTAACCGTCAATACGTAGAGCTGAAATCTGTAGATGACGAGAAGCGAATATTGATGGGTGCTGCATTAGTTCCTAACAAACAGATTTACCGTAAAGACAAAGAATACGGTGAGTTTTATATTTACTTTTCTAGTCAAACAATTCGTAAAGCCTCAGAGCTATTCTTAAAGCGTAACAAGCAGAATAATGCTACCTACGAACACATGAAAGAGATTGACGGAATGAGTGTAGTAGAGAGCTGGATAATTGAAGACGAGGACAAAGATAAATCTAAACTGTACGGATTCAGTTTGCCTGTAGGAACTTGGATGATTTCAATGAAGGTAGATAATGACGAGGTTTGGAATAAGGTAAAAGAAGGTGAGATTAAAGGCTTTAGTATTGAGGGATATTTTGAGAGTAAGACTGAGTTGTCAAAAGACGAATCTGTACTAGATGAGATTGTAAACATTGTTAAATCAATCCAATGAGCAGACGGTTTATAAATAGTCAATTTACTACTCAGGTTCAAGACGTAACTCCTGACGTAAAAGAGTTGAGCGTACCTGAAGAGGGAGCGTTAATAATGTGTGAGGGTGTTTTATATGTTGGAATAGACAACGAATGGCAAAGACTTAGCACTGGCTTTATACCTACCACTACGAACTACGGATTATTCGCACAGACTGGTGACAGTGTAGCTGTTACTGCAACTACTACAGAGACTACAATAATTAACGGAGGCGTAGGAACTTTATCTGTACCAGCAAACGGATTTAACGTAGGTGATACATTCAGAGCAGATTTCGCTGGACAAATGTCAGCAAAAAACGGAGATACTCTTCGTATTAGAGTAAAAGCTGGTTTTGTTGTGTTAGCTGATAGCGGAGTACAAACAATGCCATCTACTACTAATGCTGTTTGGTCACTGTCTTTAGATTTTACTATTCGTCAAATAGGAGGAGCTGGAACTGCGTCTATTGTTACTATTGGTAATTTCTTACACGTTAAACAATCTAACAATACGTCTGAGGGATTTGGTTTTAACACGGTTAACAATACTACGTTTAATACTACCATTCCTAATACGTTAAATGTGACTGCACAGTGGAGTAGCAATTCAGCTTTAAATAGCATTTACTCGGATGTATTCGTTTTAAATAAAGTTTACTAATGAAAACAGAAAGTAAAACATCACCACAAAGCTCGGGAAGAGGTTGCCTATGCGAAGACGAAACCTACCACATAGATTGTTGTGACGGTAGCCTACAAGCTCAGGGCATCGGTTCACTAGAAGGTCAAGGAGACGTAGTACTAACACAAGAGATAGTTGAGCGTAATATCATACGTTCAAACGGCTAAAAATGCAACAAATAAAAACCAAATAGTTAATAAGTTATGAATAAAAGTGTATTAGACAAGTTGAGCAAGTTTGAAAAAAACGTAGAACTTGCCGAAGTAAAGGTAGATTTGGCTGTAACTGATGAGGTGGCATCTAAATTAAAAAATATCAATGATATTTTAAAAATCGCTAATGACTCTAACAATAAAGTTGTCAAGTTAGCTGAGCAATTAAATGCTGCTTATAAAAAGTCTGCTCCTTATGTTAATTACAGTAAGACAATGGGTAAGCAAATTGACGGGTTATATAAAAACCTAGAGAAATTAGCTAAAGAATTAGGTGTTAACATACAATCTACAGATGCGTTTAAAGGTATTCAAGATGCTTACCAGTTTTTAGGGCAAATTGAAGACGCAATGTCTAACATGAAAAATGCAATTTCAACAATAGGTAAATAATATGAAAGCAAACGAAGCAATCAAACAAATAAAAACTTTACTCGGTCTAGAGACTGAAGTTAAGTTAGCACAAGCACGTCTATTAGACGGTACTACAGTTATTGAAGCTGAAGTATTTGAAGCTGGTATGGAAGTATTCATCGTAACAGAAGAAGGTAATGTACCTATGCCTGTTGGAGAGTACGAAATGGAAGGTGGTGAGTTAATCCTTGTAGTAGAAGAAGAAGGTATCATTGCTGAAATCAAAGAGAAAGTTGAAGAGACTGAAGAAGAAGAAGAAGCTCCAGCTCCTGAAGCTGAGACAGAAGTAGTAGAGGAAGAAATGAGTGAAGAAACTCGTCAGCCTAAGAAAACTATTGAGTCTATTATCAAAGAAACTCTTTTCTCTGAAATCGAAAAAATCAAAGCAGAAAACGAAGAACTTAAAGCTGAACTAGCTGCTCTTAAAAATGCTACTGAGTTAA